ACCACCACCACCAGTACAAACGGCAGCGGCGTCAATAAACGAATATGTTCTTCTTTGCGTTTTTTTCGAAATACATGATTTTTTTGGTTTATCACCTTTACCTCCCACAGAGGATGCGACAGCGGCAGCGGCAGGTCTTGTAGAAAATACATTCGATGGCGAACAGTCATCGTTGTGAACGGAACTATTTTCGTCACTATCAGAATCATCCACATTATCACAGTTTTGCTGTCGCGAAATACGAGACATAAACTTCATCCATTCAGTATCAAGTCCATGTGTGGCTTCAATTTGTTGTGACATTATAGTGTTCGAATGGATACAATCAATCAATAGCAACATTTTATTTCAATTTATACTGAAATCATGTATGTTGAATACTTTGTTTCTTTTTGATTTTGATAATTCGTTTTTTTACCGGAGGAGGAGGAGGAAGCACGCTGCTTTTTTGAAAATAAGAGCGAAACTTCAATATAAAATAATGAATGACATATTCTGTTCGTATATGATGTAAATGAATAATATGTTCGATACTATTTAATATGTCGGTAGTTACAAATTCAGACGCCCGATGTCTTACGATATAATACAAAAATTGCTTGATGATGGTTCTTGGGTCAATACAGTACTTAGAACTAATCTCTCGAAAGTATGTTGTTATAAGCGATACATGGTCCGGCGTGGTAGATTCGCTGAATAATTCAACCATTTTATCCCAAACCCGATTCGTTATAACATGGAGGTCCTGTAAATCGTCCTGATTTGTTTGTATATAATTAATCATGCTTCTTATATCGGAATTAAATTGACGTTGTATTGAAATTAGATTATCATCGGATAAATTGAGATGTTCGTTGTCGCGTATTTTACATAGAAATGTGAATATATCGGTTTCGGGTAATTGATTAAAACGCATGCGTACAAATTCAGTTTGAAGAGATTCATCAATACGCGACACATAATTGCAGATAAGACAAAAACGGACATTATTGTCTGTATAGCTTGTAAGAAGATATCGTAGGGCGATTTGTGCGTTTGTAGTCATATAATCTACCTCGTCTAATATTACGAATTTGATTCCATTACCGAACATGGATTTGGTGCTTACGAAATTGTTGATTTGATTGCGAATAATATCAATTCCGCGTTCATCAGATGCATTTAAATGGATCATCAGGCCTCTATTTTGCATATTTAGTTTCGACTGATACGCATTTACGAGGTTGATAATGGTGGTTGTTTTTCCTGTTCCAGGCGGACCATAGAATAACAGGTTTGGAAAATAGTTTGTTTTTAGGATATTAGATAATATTGTACGATTCATAGGGTCCAGCACGATGTCCTCAAAACAAGATGGACGGTATTTTTCAACCCATGGCATAGCGTTATTTATAGAATATACCGTAGTAGCGGTACTGGCAACGTTCGTGTTCTTTTCTGTATCCATCGACTATAATGAATAGCATGAAATACATTTATGTAATGTAATGGAAACATTAAATATAGAATATGGAATATGGAATATAGAATATGGAATATGGAATATGGAATATAGAATATGGAATATGGAATATGGAATACAAATTATGAAAATAATTGAATCATCATTTGCGTAATTATAAATATATACTAGTCTCAATCTAATTCATAATCAAACAATACATTCCGATGACATCTACGCCTACTACGTCAAAACCGAATCACGGTTATCTTGAATTAATTCTCGGTTCTATGTTTTCGGGAAAAACGTCATATTTACTGGATGTATACAAGAAATGCGTATTCTGTAATATTCCAGTTGCAGTTATTAATTATACGGCAGACAGTCGTTATACTACAGAACCGATGCTATCAACACACGATAAACAAATGATACCGTGTATTCTTGCAACAACGATAGAAGAGGCAATCCGGAATAATTCAGAAACAATCAACCATGCGGAAACTATTCTCATCAACGAAGGTCAGTTCTTTCCGGATATCGAGGAGAAGGTAAAGGAACTCGTCGAAGGGTCGAATAAGCGGGTATATATATGCGGTCTAGACGGTGATTTCGAGAGAAAGCCGCTGGGAAATTTACTTCAGCTAGTCCCGTTTAGTGACCATATCATCAAGTTGAAATCGCTTTGTAGTTTATGTCGCGATGGAACACCAGGTGTGTTCAGTTTCCGGATTACGAATGAAAAAAGCCAGGTCGTTATAGGTTCATCGAATTATATACCCCTTTGCCGCGAATGCTATCAGAGAGAGGCGCGGAAGAGGATTGGCGAATAACAAACGCGTTGCGTCATAAAACCACATATTTTATTCTTTAAGTTATTTTTGTTTGATAGGTTTCGAACAAAAGGGTATAAACATAAATTTATGATAAATGTATATATTTCTTTTGTCATAAGTAACTGCGCGCAGATGCCGACGTTTTCATTTCCAGCAGGGAACTCAATTAGTTATGACTTGGAAGGTAAAAATACGGTAGTTCCGGTAGAAGATAACACTAAGAAAAAAACAAGAGAGAAGAAGAAAGTATTAACCGATGAAAAGACACCGAAGCATACTACAAATACAGCCAACGTCGCTGCTGCCGCTCATCACGACGATGAACCTCTGGAAACCATCGAAGAAGTTAACGAACCTACATTTCCAGATATTGTGATATTAAAGCAAACCGACCGGAATTATATCGTGAAACATAATCATTATCTTTTGTGTAGTAATGAAAACAAAACGAACGGCGATATGTCGAATAGTACCACCCCCAACTCTGCCTCTACTGCTGCTCTAATAATGCAAACATCTGACCTAGTGTCGCCAAATCAAATTTACAAGGGACAAATAAATAAAAAACGCGGTCGTAAGCCTAAAGCCGGGTTTATTTTGAATTCTAACTCAGGAATTTATGACGCGTCCGAAGTTCCAAATATTATATTACACTTGAAGTGTCATATCTCTGATTTGAAAACAAACGATTCCATATCGAATTATGACTATACACCATCTATCAGTGAAGTTGAGTCATACAATCTATCGACGAATATACTTCAGTCAAGCGATATATGTCAATCATATCAACCAGAAGACGACGAAACACCGATATCCGATATTGTGGAACCTACACCACACACTTCTAACACACATCAAACAGACCCTTCGCCTGCACATTGTCAATCAAAGTCACAACCGCCCGCTATACAAATTCAATTCATACCACCCACGACCTGTAAACCTGCTGCGACTGAATCGCCGATTCATGTATTGAACGAACGACATCAAAAAGAAATAATGAAGAAAATCAATCGTTTGAAATATTCATTTCATAATGGAGAAACGATACAAATGAAAATTAATCATAAATGTGCATGTTTTTGGGACACATGCGATTTTGATGGTCCGATTTATTATTTACCGATTATGATAGTAAATGGAGTATTTCATGTTAGTGGATGTTTTTGTTCTCCCGAATGCGCTCTTGCAGCCCTGCTAAAAGAGCAACTTGATACATCCACTAAATTTGAGCGAATCCATCTTCTTCATTTATTATACGGTAGTTCCAGTAATAGGGGATTCAAACCTGCACCAAACCCAAACTACCTTCTTGATAAATATTACGGTAATTTGACAATAGATGAATATCGGTCATTATTGAAAGGCCCTCAAATGATCCATATTGTAAATAAACCACTGACACATATTTTGCCAGAATTATATGAGGATAACAACGATTTTCTTGTGAATAGTAAAGTCATTCCTACGAATAATCTTAAACTGAAGAAACGGTATAAGACTATGATGGTTCAAGGTGGGGGTGCTGATTGAGTAATCAATTATCCGCGTAATATATTCTTTATGTAATATATTACGTAATGTCGAACAAATTAGACAAAAAAGAAGAAGCAAATAATATTGTACTGTATATCAAAAAAAACAAAAATGCAAGTTACTCCACCGAATACGGTTTAGAGTTCCAGTGCGTTGAACTGATACGTCGGTTTTTTTCTATTCATAAAGGTTTAACATTTCCGGATGTAGTCGATGCAAGCGATTTCTTTACACGAATTACCGATTTAACACCGACACAGACACCGACACCTAATACAGTTCAGCACGCTGTAACATTACAGACATGCTCATATCCATACACACATAAAGCCACATATTATTTACGTCCGGGGAGTATATTATTCTGGAAGTATAAAAAACCCGACTATCCATACGGTCATGTTGCTATAATTTGGAAAAATGACCCGAACACGAATGAAACACTTGTAGTACAACAAAACCTGAATCCACCAATCAAAAGATATAATACGACTGTATTGTTTTCTAAAATGAATTGTGCCAACAGTAAATTTGCAGGAGTAAAATTACTTCCAAGAGAATACTTAACTGGAATACAAAATTTAGAATGTATTGTTCATAGGTTATAATTTCGATGTAGAATCTGCCTGGTGTGACGTAGCCGCCTCCGCTGCTGCTTTCTTTTTCTCAAGAACCTGATTATATATCTTTGTCATTTCTTGGCGCCGATAATAATCTTCGGACGACTTATCCATGAAATTCCTGATTTCTGAAAATCGAAGCTGGTTTGTAGAACACGACGTAGAATTAGATGCAACCTTTGGTGTAACCGTATCACCTAGCATATATTCACGAATTACACGTTTCAAGTCGTAGTTGGTTCGCTCTAATGCCGCTTTGATTTCATCTTCGGTCATTTCAGTTTGTGACATAATGATACGTGTCATAGTGTCTAAAACGGCGGGCGAAGGAACCGGAGCGGACGCGGATGCTGATGCTAATGCTGACATTATCAATACAGTAATACTTATTAGAAACTTTATATGCTTTATATTTCTATAGAAAATTAGAATTTGAACCCGCTGAAAATTAGAATTTGAACCCGCTGAAAATTAGAATTTGAACCCGCTGAAAATTGAAATAAATACATTAGAATATAAAGAATACAGCACAGTCAAACATAATGGCCGAACCTGTTTCTTCATCGTCGTCTTCGTCGTCTTCTTCACCTGGAATGACGATTGATATTCGCCCGATGATCGAAGATGTTTCACAAGTCATGACGAAGCATATTACCAATATATTAACCGGTGTTATTGGAGAATATACAATTTATAAGGAGACACACGATACAATCATGGGATTACCGTGTGTTCGTAAGTTACAAGAACGAATTGATGATTTGGAGGGAGGAGGACGACATGCAGCCGCAGCAACCCCAGTATCAACCGCCGCCGCCACTAACTTGCGTGAAGATGAGATCGCGCAGTTACAATCTGCGATTGTCGAGCTTAACCGCTACATTATCGCGTTGGAAACAAAGGTTGATATGAAGTCGGTTTGTCCGTCTAAAGACATCGAAGTAGAAAAGGACGAAGAGTCGGTTCGATTGGAAATTCATGAAGACGACGATAATAATCCTGTTGATAATAATGAGATTGTAGATACATTTACTCTGTCGTCTAGACACAAGAATGTAATTATATCAAATATGGATACAACCGCAGAAGAGGTGGAAGATGATGTGGAAGAAGGTGGGGATGGCGCGGTAGAAGATTTTGAGGAAGAGGCATCAGAAGCAGAAGCAGAAGATGAGGACGCTGCTGAGGAAGAGGAGGAGGTCGCTGCCATCGAGGAAGAGGAAGCTGCTGAGGAAGAGGAGGAAGCAGTCGCTGAGAAAGAGGAAGAGGAAGAGGAAGAGGAAGAGGAAGAGGAAGAGGAAGAGGCGGAAGCTGCTGAGGAAGAGGAGGAAGCAGTCGCTGAGAAAGAGGAAGAGGAAGAGGAAGATGAAGAGGAAGAGGCGGAAGCAGTCGCTGTGAAAGAGGAAGAGGAAGAGGAAGAGGAAGAGGAAACCGCTGAGGAAGAGGAAGAGGAAGCCGCTCAGGAAGAGGAGGAGGAAGCAGAAGCTGCGGATGAAGCCGAGATTGAGGTTTCAGAAGTAAAAATCAAGGGAAAGACATACTTTACAACCGACCCTCAAAATGGGATCATCTATGCGTGCGTTGATGATGATGTTGGCGATGAAGTCGGCGTTTTCAAGAACGGTGTTGCGGTATTCAACAAGGGCAAAAAATAAACGGGTATTTGGTAAAATATAATATATTCTGGGTCTAATATATAATATTTTTATTCATTCCATATTCCATATATTCTATTATGCTCGAAAAAATATGCTCTCCGGCACTTCTTTATTTAGCCTTTTCGATGATACAAATCACAATCGATTTGTTTCAAGGCGACTTTGAAACATCGTTGTTGAAGTTCATTATTATGTTCATATTCACCGCTATCTTGAATATATTATGTCTTAATGGTTACACGAAACTCGTCTGGTTTATCGTGATTATTCCTATTATTTTACTTACATACGTCAGCAGCATCTTATTTTATGTGTTTGGAATCAATCCAGGTAAATCAAGCGTGCATGTTCAAAAGCCACAACATCAACAACCATCCACTCCTACTCAACAACAACCCGCGCCGGCGCATCCAAAATAACAACATAAAAAGATTTTGATGTGTTATATACATAGACACACCACTACTACTCGATGTCCTGCTTCTCTGACCAAATAAACAACAAATACATTTGTTCTACTGTAAATAAAAATCAAATGTATATGTCTTTCTCGCAAATCACGCCTAATATTATAAATAAGTACGCGCCGTCAAACGACAAACCCGTATCTGAAATGCAACTTTGTTTTGCATACTTCTCGCTCTACGTTCTTTTTCCTCTGCTATATATTATACTTGTTAGTGGAAACCAAACAGCAGTCATGATTCTATGGCGTTATATTAAATCCGGTATATTTGACGCAGCCTATCATATCAAAGAGTTTTTAACTGATTTCCTTTATGGTGTCCTGCGCACGTTTGGACATTACACATTTAGCACATACACAGTTGTAAAGAACGGTCGCGAGATTTATACAGCATCATCTATGTATTTTTACCGTAAAAGCGATGTCAATTCAGTATATCGAATTGACCGAGCCAAATATAATGTCTGCAAGTGGATCGACAAGCAATGTGCGCTTTACCGAAAGAATTATTACGACGAGGAGCCAGAACTTAATGAAACACATAATGACATTTACGACTTCATCCTTCATAAGATAGATAATCAACCTTATACACGTATTCATCGTGGCGATTTTACAGGACGGACCCATACTTTGATTACTGAACATTATCGTCTCTTCCCAAAATCATACCAAATTGCAGATAAGGCAGAACTTACTGTATATACCAATTCTACGACGGTCGAACCTGCGCTGCATTCATCTGATGCTAGCGCTAGCGCTGCCCCCCAGTCAGAAACCGAGTCATGCTTTAGGCCACAAACTTTTACAATCAATTTGAAAACGCCGAATCACTTCCTTCTGGAAAAGAATGAGATTTTAGACAGTAAGTTTTTACAGTGGAAGTTGTATAACGAGTTCGGTAGAAGTGACCTGGCGAATCGCCTTGTTTCGCCATTTTATAACTACAAAGTCACCCTTTATTATAATGAGTGTATGAAGAATTATTTCAAGGAAAATATTTCCTCGAAATTGGAGGAAGTTATTGAAGCACCTACTCGCTTCCCAGCATATAATTTGAATGAACAACAATCAGTTATCGTTGGACATACTTATATTATTAAGGTTGATTCAGTCTTGAGATGTCCGGTGCTTGAATCAAGCGAAAAACAGGTATTTGATATTGATGGCATACTTACGAATTATTATGATTGTTCAGACACCGAACGAAGCAGCGACAGTTCTTGTGTAAGCGATGTCGACGAGTCCGACGAGTCGGAGACTGATACCACCGCCGACGCCACCGACGCCGCAAATACCGAAATTGTAAATGACACGAATATCGACTGCGACGATCCTGAATTTGAAATCATCCAAGACCCGTCAAAATAAAGAGTATAAAAAAAAATTGATAGTATAATATACGGTGTGTATTATCCCATCCACATCATTTTACGGAAATTCTTGTTTCAACGATACGAAATGACAAGCGAGATTGAATCATCATCATCATCGACAACGACGACGACGACGACGACGTTTCATAAACTATCACAACGTTGGACACTATGGGCGCATCTTCCTCATGATACGAATTGGGCAGCATCAAGTTATAAGAAAATCTTCGAATTTGAAACCGCGGAAGAGGCGATTGCTATATTCGAAGTTCTGCCACCCAAGCTTGTTATGAACTGCATGTTGTTCCTTATGAGGTCGGGTATTGTACCTATGTGGGAAGACCCGCAAAATCGAAATGGTGGTTGCTTTTCATACAAAGTTGCAAATAAAGAAGTGAATAGCGCATGGAAGCAACTTTCATACGTAACAGTCGGCGAAACGATTTCTACCAATATGAATGTGGTTCCTATTGTTAATGGGATTACTATCTCACCGAAGAAGAATTTCTGTATTATTAAAATCTGGATGGCGAATTGTAATTTCCAAAATGCGGGGATTATCCGCGAACTGGAAGGAATTACAGCACACGGGTGTTTGTTTAAAAAACATACACCTGAATATTAGCTCCCCCACTTCATCGCTCCGTCGTGCTAGCACGACTCTGCGACTTCGTTCCGCCGCGGCTCCCGATACAGGAGTCAGATTATGGGGGGTGGTGGAGTGAGTTGGGTGAGTCATCGGAGTGTGTTGGGTGAGTGGGTGGTGGGCAGCATCAGCAGCGATGAATAATAACGCGATACACCACTCGCTTTATTATTTTTGTTTAGGATTTCATGACCAATCAATTTCAATATATGTATTTCTGGTTACAACAAACCCGTTCATTATTTCTTTTTCAACTATCGAGATTATGCTATCTGGAAATAATTGCTGTAAATGATAAATTACATCGACTAGTATTACTTCTTTAGAATGTATTTGTATTGCGGATTTGTATGTCGGACTTTGTTCATCTATTTTATAAGAATACTTTGTTTCTTCATAACACTGTATATTTCCTTTATCAATATCATCGCATACTATATCACGAATATGAAGTACGTAACGCATGATAAGTTGGGTATATTTGTAATTACCAAGAACCTCTTTGGTTAGCAAGAGTCGGTGCGCACATGACGACGAAGACATCCTACTACGTATAATCGTATATTATACATGTAGAACGCGCCGGATGTTTATATTATTTAATTATGTATCCATCCTCTGTCCCGAATATAGTTCGGGTCGCGACAATCCATTATATTTTTTCCATCACAATTTGAGATATAACATGTACTAATTCTAGACGGGTCGCGAATACACTCTTGAAACAAATATATAACTTCATGTTGGTCCTCCGGTAAATCAATACAAATATCAACAATAAATCCCTCGTTGTGACTATTATCGGCGACAGAAACATCACCCACCCGCTCTACAATCAAGCTGTGATGCTGTATCGTCATTTTATATTTATCCTGGTTTGCTAATACCCACTTATTTCGCGAAGTTGGACTTATAGATATAGTATGTTTTACATCCTCCGGAAAATAACCTATAGGAATAATATCGTCATCATGACTTGATATGTATATTGGAATACGGATTTTACGTAATTTGTAATGAGTATATGGTTTAATTGCACCAGGGATATCTTGTCCGGCATCCGCTGCCTCTGCACGTACATTATATAATAAAAAGTGATACATATCCGCTGTTGGACCGTTGTCTATATTCGTATATGGCTTATTTACGAAGAATGAAATTAGACACCCTAATAATAGAGGGCTTCGCGCGCGTGAATTATACATAAATGCCTGAAACACCGTGGGATTTCCCATACTTAGACAAGAGTAGAATGATGCAGGGGTGCTGCTGCCGTCGCTACTACCGACCATATTCTGAACGGGATGAAACGGTATTAAATCAATATCCGCATATACCCCACCGTTAATATACAATTTGCATAAACGCCACAAATCGGCCTTATACATTCCGCGTGTGATATAATTGAATAATCCAGCAATATTTTTATTGAAGTCCTTTTTAAGAAACGTAATACAATCGGCATCAGCGCTGAAATCAAAGGTGTATTCTGGATTCAGCTCTTTCCATCGTTTTATGACAACCGGTGGAAGTTGTGAATGATATGTCATATATACAGTTTTGTTCATCGTCATTTACAAGCCAATAATGAATGAATGAATGAATATAATAAATGGTGATTATTATGTTTATTATGTTTATTATGTTTATTATATTACGAACTCGGCAACGGCGACAAACATAACTTAATCGTCCCTAATGACGCGACGTAGTATTTAACGACCAAAGGCATATCATTATCTAGATACATCTCGATTTGGTTGCACAGGTTAGTGCATTTGATGAAATAACCAAGATTTTTTAGCGAAAACTCGCCTTGGATGATTTTCCCAGAGTCTTTCTTATGAAGAAATTCCATACTTCCATCCGACTCCACGCGCCTCACCTCCGCTGTCGCGAATTGCCCCGAGCACCGAAAAATCAACTCATTCCCCACCGATTTAATCTCAAGCTTCTCTGAGATACACGAGAGATCGCGAATAATCTTTTGGAAATCACACGATGGCAGGTTAATCACACTCGAAAATGCGACCTGGGGTTCTACGAGGTCTTCGGGGTCGGGCTCGATGAGTCGCAACTTTTGGGTCTTGCACTGCTTGATATCACCATTCTCAAATTTAAGACCCAAATACGAAACCACGCCGTCGTTGTAATCCTTCTTCTCAATATAGATGGTCAGCGTATCATCGTTGTCGATAGAGTTGATAAGCTTAAACAGGTGGAACATATTCACGCCGATGATGATTTTGTCAAGCGCACATTCATAGAGTTCAAAATTAACAGCTTCCAAAAACATATGCGCCAACATCGTGTGCGATTTATCCATATTGATGATACGAATTCCGTCCTTCTGAAATGTAATATTCGTCTCGATTAGGATTTCTTTCAAGGCGCACATAAGAGTACGAACCGGTGCGATTTGAACCGTCTTGATTACAAGTACATTATCTGAATTGGAATATGCGTCACTAACACCGCTGGTTAATGATGATGCTACCGCTGCTGCACCTCCGTTATGTGCGTTTGAATTCGAAAAACTCATGTTCTTTATACATAACATTTTAAAAATCTTTATATCTATTTGTGTGTAATATATAGTAGAATCGCAGGAATGTCGGTGAATGCGATGAAAACAAAAAAGCGAACACATCGAAATAAAGGTATAGGAAGAACCCGAAAACAACGGCATACGCGGGGCGAGAGTGGCGACGACGATGGATGGATGCGTATTACCATCAGAGGCGCACCTTATGAACGTGGCATTTCTCATGGAAAGCAAGTCATAGCTGCTGACCCTGAGAGATTTACATATATGTTCTCTGTGCTTGATTTCACATTCCGAGAGGGATACGGTCGTGATATCGAGTTTTTCTATGGATTATGTGACGATTTTTACAGGGGAAATATTAAGCGCCGCTTCCCAAAGATATTCCGAGAGATGGAGGGTATCGCTGCAGGTGCTGGAATCCGCGTATGTCAGGTGATCCTCATCAACGTGTATATGTCGCTTCCGTATTTCTACGCCCATCTTCTTCGTTATATCGACACACCCAAATACAGGAAGAAATACGCCGATGTTATTCGTGATGAATATGCTATTCGCGCCGACCCCGCCGCTCTCTCGGCCCGCGCTGCACGACTGGATGAATTCAAGGACCGGTGTTCACTCATCATGGCGGTCGGCCCTGGCTGGACCAAAGACGGTGGGATCGTATGCGGACATTCTTCCTTTAGCAACTTTCTTGATGCACAATTTTGTAATGTAATCCTGCGAATCGAACCGGAGGTGGGAGATGGATTCACAATGGTGATGCAGAGTATGCCAGGCGGCGTATGTAGTATGACCGACTTCTTTGTAACCAGCGCAGGGATTATCGGAAGCGAGACAACGATACGCGGATTTAACGCCTTCCGTCTACGCGACCCTATTTGCTGCCGCATCCGCGAATGTATGCAATATGGGAAAACTCTAGAAGATTATGCCGAGAGATTACAGAAACGGAACTCGGGGGATTATGCGTGTTCATGGATGTTTGGGGACACCCGTGGTGGAGGCGGACGAGGAGGCCCGCGCATTATGCGTGTTGAACTCGGGTTGAATTACGTGAATGTTGAAACTACACAAGACGGAGTGTTTCTCGGGTTTAATTCGACATACGATGAGAGAATCCGGAAGATAGAATGCTCGAGTGCGTTGTCTTCGAAATCGTCGAATGCCGAAGGAGATGCCGATTCTGACGGGTTTCATAATGTAATGTCAAGTATAGGCAATCGACGTGTCCAATTAGAGAAACTCGTGGAGAAGTATAGCGGGAGAATAGATACCGCCATCGCGAAACGCATCCTTGCTGACCATTTTGATAATCATTTAGGAAAAACGGTTGCGAATTCGCGGACGGTTTGTAAGCACGCGTATGCGGACGCAAGCGGAAGCGGCTCCATCTCCGATTCCGCTCCGTTTAAACCGGTGGGTGCATATGATACAAAAGTGGCTGATAGTGCATCCATTCGGCGGATGTCGTTTTTAGCCCATTGGGGTCCACCATGTGGGACGCCGTTTATAGTGAAGGAGCATATGAAAAAACATCCAGAGTGGAAAGACTGGTTGGATTATTTAGTGGATTTTCCGCGGAGGGGGTGGGTCACCGCGTGAATTTTAGAAAGAATTTCGAGGTTCACAATACAGCGTTGAAACCCGTGATTGAATTGATTCTCAATATTGGAGGAATATAATATTGAGAATATGTATAAGAGACAAGGATATAAAATGGAGGGAGACACACAAGCAGCAAAAGAACAATCAACCCAACAAATACTTGGTACTGTTAAACAATTAATGAAAACCCCTGAAATGCAAGACATTATTAACAATACCGTTGCTGCTGCCGGACACGCACCTACACCTCCTCTTGACGCTGCCGCCGCGACTGACGCACCCGCAGAATCCTCTGACGCACCCGCAGAATCCTCTGACGCTGCCGCCGCGACTGACGCACCCGCGGCATCCTCTGACACACCCGCAGAATCCTCTGACGCTGCTCCTGCCGCTGAGCCACCCGCTCTTGGCGAGGACCCTGACGCAGTGCGAATGGCGTTGGGTAATACATTGGAACAACAGGAAGCAGAATTAAAGGGACTTACCGACCAACCTGAACCTACAGATCCAGCTGAACTAGAAGCATTTAATAAAAAGAAAGAAGAACTAAAAACCGCGATTGCAGAATCAACCAAAAAACTCGCTGATATCAAAGGCGGTCGCCGTCGTACCAAGCACAAGAAGTTCCACAAGAAGGGCGGCAAGAAGAGCCATAAGAAGGGCAAGTCTTCCAAGAAGGTCGCGAAGCGTCGTAAGAGTCGTAAAACCGGCAGTCGTCGTTCTCGTAAGCAGAATAAGCATTAAGGTATTCATAATTCGGTTCATTATTTTCGCAATAGTTGCAAAAATAATGATGATGATGATGTTTTCAACGACGACGATACCGACGGGTAGTCGATTTTCGGGTACGGCGAACTGATTTTCGTGATGAGGTGCGAGATTTGACACCGCCTAGTTTCAGTTGAGCTCGAGTAGTCAATATTAAATCCAATAATTTACGCATGTATGGATTTTCACGATGAATTAATGATAATTTTCGGGTTTTATTTGTTGCTTCCGTCCTGAATAAAACACGACTTAACCAATCTACGTCATCATTAAAGTCTGAAGTATAACTGCTTACTTTTGTTTGCGGGCGTTTAATTCGTTCAATATATAGACTTACAATTCGGTTACACGCAAAGGTCGTAAGTTGTTTTTTTATACCTACTTCCTCTAATAAGCGCTGAATACTTATACACAACGATAATAGATGAGTTATTAATTTACAATTTTCAGATGTATCTTCGGTATAATATACCAATTGACGCGGAGTTGCAGTAGAAAATGCGTATCCATTATCAAACCCATCCAATCCTGAAACGATACTTTTAAATATATTTTCTTTTTCATCTTGTGATTTTTTACTACTATGTGTCGTTCTTATCTCTAGAATACAAAATAATGTAAATTCTAATACAACGTAACTAGAAATAAAATAAACAGACGTATCGCGTAATTTTACCGTAGGACGACGAAATAGATTTGATAATGTTTCGCAAATATCAGGAGATTGTCGCACAAATATTGCAGGTTTCAATAAAAAAAAGTCAAACATAGCTTTGTAACAACTCTTTTTTTCTTCATGAGTAGTTTCCTCATTAAATTCAACATAATCAGCGTTGGTATATGTATGCTGACTTAATAAATATCGTAATGTAGTAATTTCAGAGATGCTACTATCTTCTGCCATTTCACACCGAAACAATAATAAAACTATATATACTCATACTAATAAATGTCTGTCCCATATCCAACCCTCCCCGAGACCATCGCCATTCTCTCGGAGATATGGAATACCAACGCGGTCATCCCCGGCAACGAATATGTCCTCGAGCGGATCCACACATACGTAAAGACCCAACTTCCGCAATCGATTAAAAACTACCAGACTGCGCATACTGAACGCGAAACACGCAAACAATCACTGGCACTCATAGCAGATGAAATCACAGAGACGTTCCTAAACAAGACCAAATATTTCTATTCCCCACATTCAGAGCTTTACTTTACATATAATAATCAGGTTCGATATTCGCTGATAAACGAGGACGAAATCCATCATCGGATATTGGCCTTCACCTCGTCCGCACCCAGCGCCGTTGGCGCTTCCGCTTCTGCCTCGGCTGCACCCAGCGCCGTTGGCGCTTCCGCATCCTCCGCAGTTTGTCCTAATAAGAGCACAAATCAAAGCACAAATCAAAGCACAAATCAAAGCACAAATCAAAGCACAAATCAAAGCACAAATCAAAGCACGAATGGAGCAACCGCGAGTGCGGTTGGTTGTGCGAGTGCGAGCACGAGCGCAACCATTAGCACGAGCATTAGCACGATCATTAGCACGAGTATCAAATACAAAATCAAGAACCGGATTATCAAAAGTATCCAGTCTCGCGATATTCTCTCATCCATCCCCGAATCTCGTACCATCCAGAACGTAATTGGGCACATCTACCCTGCACTTTTCCGCACTCGCGACCATGCCAAATATTTCCTCACTATCCTCGGCGATGTTCTCCTTAAAAAAACCGCACCGCTCATTTATTTTGTCCCTCTCATCGCCAAAGAGTTCATCAAGGACCTCGGTGGTGAATGTTACGGTCTATTAGGTTCAACGGCCAACTCTTTCAATACTGCATTCAAGTTCAAATATTATGAGCATCAGTATAATGATTGCCGAGTCGTTGATATTCATGTGCCAATAGCGGCAGCTGCAGCGGCGGTGGCGAGCGACACACCTTCGACATTTTCACGAAACACCGGTCTGCGTCTCTCGCATATGCCCGAACTCAAATCGGCCGTCATCGACTTATTCTGTGTGAGCGCCCATTATTCGCACCGGTTCGGTAGTGCCGACGACTTCTTACGTCTCCATTGTAAAACATCTGAAGTCGCAACTCATGCATGGTTTTTGCGCGACCGTACAGAGCAACAAATTATTCTAGAATTCGTGAATTATGCAACAGAACCCGCTTCATCCAATCATGAAATATCCATGACAAATATGCTCTATCTCTGGAAGATGTATCTCTCGGAGTTTCGATTACCAAGTATGTTTTTTGCAGCTACGTTGCGCTCAAAATTGATTGAGTGTGTATGCGACACAGCTGGGGGGATGCCGGCGGCGGACGTATTCCCCAATCGAACCAGTAAATACCTACCGGTTGTCAGTCAATTTCGCCAGTTTTGGAGCGAGTACTGTTTCACAGACGACCGCGAAATCGAATTGGAAATCGACGAGCTTTCAACGCTATTTAATGAATACTCGACGGCAGCGGCGGCAACCGTAAGCGATGCGACTCTTATCGGCATGCTCCGCCATTTTTACCCTGACATTATCATCGAAGACGATAAATATATACTAAATGTTGGTTGTAAATTATGGGACAAGAATTCCGAAATAAATGACTACCTAGAAGAATTTAAACAGCAGTGTCTCGTGAACAACCATTCTTTTCCACAACCGCTATATAATGCATACGAGTATTATTGCGTGCGTTGTTATTCAACCGCTAAACGGCGTATTATAAGCAAGCGGTATTTTGAGAAGTATTTCATGGAGGAATACGCAAATTACCTTGATGAAAATGGAATGATTACGATTAAGTGGTGGATTGTGGATGAAGAAACAAATACACCTAAACATGATTATCACGCCGATGATTCCGACGACGACGATGAGCACACATTATCATAAAAATTATACAGGATATTGCGCGATTTATCTCCCAATTCTGGGTGAAACATCACCCCATATACGCGGTCTTTAACAAATTCAAACGCGCATGCATGCCGCCGACCATCGCGAAACTTCGTAATCCATGCAATCTCTCGAACACCCGTTTTCACACCCGATAAAAGAGGCGCCACCGGAAGTTCATGAAAGTAAAATTGCATCTTATCATGTGGTTCTTCTCCTTTGAATATCCTATCTCTCGAGAGATCCAATTCAACCTCTTTATTACCTGTCCATAAACTGTTATACGATTGCAGAGTGCCGCCATAATATAACATCAAGAACTGACATCCGTGACATATTCCTAGCACAGGTGTATTCGGAAAATGGTACAAGTAATATAACTCAAGTTCTAATTCAGGTTGGGGTTCGTATGACTTCACACGAAAACGAGAACCCGGTATAATCAATCCGCGTATATCTTTACGCTTGATGACTTCCGACTCACACTTCCGAGAGATTATATATGGTATCTCTCGCGCATCGAGAGATTTATACAATTCGCGCAGCTTGTTGCTATGATTGGGAGTTTCACATGTAATGATGAGTAACATGAAATGGAATAAACCCCACTTATAATATACATACACTTATAATATACATACACTAATAATATACATACACTAATAATTATATACTACTATTATTGTCACGTATAATAGTAATATTATCAATACATCAACGAATACTATACAAGACATTAACGTCTCTTGGGAGTATTCACAAGACGAGAACGCTTTCCAGTCTTCTTATTAATCTTAATCGCACCGAACTTTCCCTTACGAGCAGTGTAGCCATACTTGCGCAGACGGTTCTCCTTCTTAGCAGTTGCGTGCTTCTTAGCAGAGACAATACGGCCGTGCTTATTGAACACCAACTCACTCTTGGTAAGACCACCGGGGGTCTTGTAAGCGGTATCGTGCCAGACCTGAGCGCGAGACCCCTCCAACATTTCGTATTTCTTGCCATGCATGTGGTAAAAACCATCATCGCCGCGGTCGCATCGTTTCACCATTTTACTAAATCTTTAGTTATAACCTACCATTAGAAAAAATGCCGGGACCATCATCAGCGGTCGATATTAGAATGAATTTGTAACAGGTGCGCCAAAACCGCCAGGAGCCCCCGACCACCGTCCAAATCGATTAATATTATTTACTGCATATACCTTTTTAACGTTTTTGGTTTCGGTTGCAACACGAATACTTTGCGCGTAACGCATCTTTTGGGTCATATTCGTGTTATTCGTGGATGTCGCCATTCCGGCGGTAGGGTTTGATAAATTCGGGCATTTATAATACGGAACGCGAATATCGTTGGTTTGATTGTTGATTACGATTGGATTGCCGGATGCATCATATTGCACTAATGCGTCGTTGATGCGGTATATATCGGCACAGGTAAGACCCATCCCATATGTCGTACGATATCGTGGTGCAGCCATACTTATGGTTATTAGTGTCGCTAAAGATACATACACCATACAAAAATAAAATTGAACATGAGTTAAAAGAATCGTCGGAATATACTGTACGCATTTCATATCGTATCAACACATCGTTCATTCGTTATGCCACCTAAAGCTTCCGCTTCCGCTTCCGCCGCCGCCGCCGCTGCATCCGAAGACCTTAACAAATATCAAAAAATGACAGACCGAGAACATATCCTCAAAAAACCCGATACATATATTGGAACAATCGAACGATCCGAAACGACGGAGTATGTAATGGACGCCGCCACCCCCGACGCCACCGCCGATGCCGCTGCCTCCTCCCCCGCTACGCTCACCCGTCGCAGCATCACCTACATCCCCGGTCTCTACAAACTCTTCGATGAAGGTATGGTGAATATGCGCGACCACGTTGTCCGTCAGGCACAGGCCGTAGCCGATGGCAAATCCGACGCGCTTCCCGTTACAACACTTGAAGTGGAAATCGACTCCGCTGATGGAACGATTCATATGACAAATGACGGCAACGGTATCGATGTCGCCCAGCATCCCGAACATAAACTCTGGGTTCCCGAAATGATTTTCGGTCATCTTCGCACATCAACCAACTACGACGAAAACAAGAAGGAGAAAATCGTTGGCGGGAAGAACGGGTTCGGTTTCAAACTCGTCCTTATTTGGTCGGTTTGGGGGCGCGTGGAGACTGTCGACCACATCCGCGGCCTGAAATATATCCAAGAGTTCCGTAACAACTTATCGGAAATCGTGCCACCGGTCATCACCAAATCGAAAGTCAAGCCTTATACCCGCGTATCATTCCGCCCGGATTACGCACGTTTCGGACTCCCTGGCAATAACCTCACACCGGATATGATCGCACTCTTCATGAAGCGCACCTACGATATTGCGGCGGTCACAGACAAGACCGTGAAAGTCAAATACAACGGCGCACTCGTCCCTGTCCGCCATTTCCAGCAGTACGTCGACCTGTATATCGGTGCGAAGGGAGCGAGCGCTGCGAGCGAAGGTGGTGGCGGCGTCAAGCGTATCTACGAGAACCCCGATCCCCGCTGGGAGTACGCCGTATGCCTGACGACATCCGACGAGTTTGCACACATCAGTTTCGTGAATGGCATCTACACTCCTCGGGGCGGCAAGCACGTCGAATATATCACAAACCAAATCGTGCGTAAGTTGGCCGAACTTATCAAGAAGAAGAAGAAGGTCGATGTGAAGCCGAATACAATCAAGGAGCAACTGATGCTGTTCCTGCGCTGTGATATCGAGAACCCGTCGTTTTCCAGTCAGACAAAAGACGAGCTTGGTACCGCCGTTGCGAATTTCGGGTCGAGTTGCAAAGTCAGCGACGAATTCATCGAAAAACTCGCGAAGATGGGTGTAATGGACGCCGCGTGTGCGCTCACCGAAGTCAAGGACACGAAAGCCGCGAAGAAAACGGATGGCGCGAAAACGAAGACGATTCGCGGTATTCCTAAACTCGTCGATGCAAATTATGCGGGGTCGGCGGACAAGTCGGCACAGTGCACGATTATATTATGTGAAGGTGACTCAGCAAAGGCCGGTATTATCAGCGGTTTGAGTAAAGAGGACCGGAACTATATCGGGGTTTATCCTATGAAAGGTAAGCTCTTCAACGTGCATGGCGAGACGACGAAACGAATTTCGGAGAACCACGAGATTGCAGAAATCAAGCAGATTCTTGGCCTTGAAACTGGAAAGACATACACAGCCGCTGATGTTGCCGCGAAGTTGCGCTATGGTAAGGTGCTCTTCATGACCGACCAGGATTTGGATGGCGCGCATATCCAGGGTCTCGGGATTAACCTTTTCCAGACAGAGTGGCCGTCGTTGACGAAAATGCCTGGTTTCATCGGGTTTATGAATACACCGATTCTGAAAGCCCGCCGCGGCGCCCAAGAGGTCCTATTCTACAACGACGGTGAGTTTGAAGCATGGAAGAAGCAATTCCCCGATGCAGTCGTTCCAGTAAGTTGGAACACGAAATATTACAAAGGTTTAGGCACCAGTACTGGAAAAGAGTTCAAGGAATATTTCGAACACAAGAAGATGGTGGCGTTTATTCATACTGGCAAAGAAAGCGATGACCACCTAGACATGGCCTTCAACAAGAAACGTGCGGATGACCGGAAAGAATGGTTGTCGAATTATTCACGCGAGGCATACCTGGATACATCCAAACCCGAAATCCCTTATGAGGAGTTCGTCGATCGCGGCCTTATCCATTTCTCCATTTACGACAACGAGCGTTCCATTCCAAACCTGATGGATGGACTGAAGATTTCGCTACGTAAAATCCTGTATGCGGCATTCAAGAAGGGCGGCCTGAAGACGGAAATCAAGGTTGCACAATTCAGCGGGTATGTGTCCGAGCATTCGGCTTACCACCATGGTGAGGCGAGTTTGAACGCGGCGATTGTGGGGATGGCACAGAACTTCGTCGGCAGCAACAATATCAATCTGTTAGAACCGAATGGTCAGTTTGGGACTCGTGGGTCGGGCGGACAGGATTCTGCAAGCGAAAGATACATCTTCACACAGCTTAACCGTCTCACGCGACTTATCTACCGCCAAGAAGATGACGCGGTATTGACTTACATCGACGACGACGGACAAATGGTTGAGCCCGTATACTACGCACCGGCAATCCCGATGATTCTAGTGAATGGAAGCAAAGGAATCGGAACAGGATTCAGCACGGACATTATGCAGCACAACCCGCTTCAAATCATCGCATATATTCGTGCGATGCTCGCAACAACACCTTCCACCGACCGCCCCATCATCGAGCCCTACTTCAAGGGTTTCAAAGGAACGATACGGAATATTGGCACCGGCTCCGGTGCTCCGGCTGCTTTCACAGCCTCCGTGTCCGCGACCTCCGGTGCCGCCACGTCCCATCTGGCGGCGACCTCCGGTGCTCCTGCTGCTTTCGCAGCCTCCGCTAAGTACCTCATCAAGGGTGCCTACGAAATCATCGCCGACCGTAAAGTGCGTATTACCGAGTTGCCGATTGGAACATGGACAGATGATTATAAGCAGTTTCTGGAGAAGTTGATGGATGTACCTGCGGTATCGGAGAAGGACAAGGGTAAAGGCGGCGCATCCTCTGCTTCGTCGTCAGCTCCTGTCCTTAAAGAATACAGCGACATGTCGACAGATACCGTCGTAGATATCACCGTCACGTTTCATCCATCTTATCCGCATACGCCGAAAGACCTTCAGGCAGCCGTCGTGGATGCGGATGCAGGAACAAACAAACTTGAGAAACTCCTTGGGTTATTCACGACGCAAAGTACAACGAATATGAACCTCTTCGACGCACATGAGAAACTCCGGAAATACGCAACGATCTACGACATCATCGAGGATTATTACACCGAGCGACTGGCCCTTTATGCCAAACGCAAAGCGGCGATGCTCGCGCAACTGACGAACGAGTTGCGTGTCCTCACCAATCGTGCGAAGTATATTCAGGAAGTGCTTGATGACAAGTTGGAATTGCGCAGACAGACGAAGGAGGTGATTTTCGCGAAGATGACTGAACACGGTTATGAACACATCGACGGCGACGTTGAGTTCAAATACCTATTGAAGATGCCGATGGATAGTGTAACGGATGAGAATGTGAAGCATCTTCTTTCAGAGCGTGATTCCAAGCGTGCGCAACACAAGCAGCTTACAGATACATCGATTCAGGCGTTATGGACTCGGGATTTGGATGAACTGGAACAGGAGTATAAGAAATGGGCGGCTGCGGCAGAGGCGGCACCAACATCAGGCGCAGGCGGCGGTGCAGCAGCAAAGAAGAAGATGGTAATCAAGAAGGCATAGGTAAGTAATACGGGTAATACATATACACAAGTGTGTAATAATAAATGTAATTTTTTATATAATATTATATTCATTTACTGTATATAATGGTAATATCACCACATACTCACACCCGAAAACGTAATAAAACAATTACGACTAAAGTCAATCACAAGACTAAGACGTGTTCATACAAAAAAGCGAAAGGCTCAATTCATGTTTCAAATTTCTTGCGGTGCATCCAAAGCGATATCACACGAAAGCAGTTAGGTCGCCCAAAAAACATCTACGAAATCAATGATAATGCGGCGTATCCGTTCGTGGTATTTGATTATGGTGGTGGACGAGCCTCTATTTATAATAATCGTTTCAACGAGGTGACAAATCGGGGCGAGTTAAATGACAAACTGATTGATATTCAATATGAAAAAATCTTTCCAGGCGATAATGGACGAAATGACCCATATTGGATATTTAAACGCGGAGTTGAACGAGGTAACAACATTCTCATGCAAACGGGAAAGAACCAATACATCTTTGTGGGAAAAGGCATTCACTCGTTTTCGGTAATAAACGGCGATACAATTCGCAAGTTTTATTCACCGATGGGTGGAAATTATGATTCTTTTCCGTATGCGGTTGGTGATAAATACGTATATTTGTTAAATGATAAAAAATATGCACCCGTCAGTGAATTTGACAAAAAAATAGATACAATCCGTCAATATTATTGTTATGATACAACTGAATGTAAAAAATATAAAACATTTGCGTTGCCGCTGAAAACACTATATAAACCGTTCCACGGTTATTATTTATAATTTGTTCTCATGTAAATTATATTTTACATGAGAAAAGGTATAGCCGAATACGGTTCCAAATTGGCCAAGGCGAACTCGGGCGAAACGAGGCGACGCCGAGTGGATGCACGAGAGAGCAACGAGAGAGCAACTAGAACCACGGCTTCAACTCAAGCGTCTTGTGTTTATAATCAGAGAAATTCGGGTGCGCAATCGGAGTATACATACTGCTGACATCGCGCTTGTATTGAATATAACCTTCTGCCTCTCCATGAACACGAGGGACGCAATACTCGAACACTAACTCATTTAATTCTATAATTTGGTCACGGATCTCAACGGGGGCGTTCGTCGCATTTTGAAGATAAATTGTACGCATAATAATACGTAAGGTATCGCAATCTTGTTCACTGACCACATACTTTCCATGCGACCGCTGATAAACACCTGCACGAATTCCATTCTGGATAATTTGCATATTCTCTTTGCTAAAGAATGCATTAGATATGGGTGTGTTTTCCCAAATTCCATTTAAAGCATCACGGTACGTCACGCACTGATGAACGGGGTTTTTATCGTACAGTGCAAATTGGTCCTGTATAGGTGGGGTAAGAATATCAAGACGTCCATTTTTAGGCTGTCCGATAAATGTCTCTTCTGGAAAGGTGCGATAATCAAAACGGTTCATGTCAAGCCACTAAATAATGTTGTTGTATATTGTATATAAAATATATAGCAAGTATTTATATAGCTAGTATTTATATATATAGCTTCATATGGATTTTATTTCAAGTTCAAAAAATGCTGGTTCATCCGCGTTTGGAAGTTCCTCATCCAGTTCTAGTGGAAACGGTAGTGTAATTGGAGGTGTGTTTAGCAACTTTTTCAATCTTTCGATTCAGAAAATGGTCTTAATATTGGCAATTATTGCATTCATTATCTCCATCGGTACCGTCGCTGTTTTACTTTGGAAATCGAAGAGCACGCAAAAATGGCCACCTGAGATTGCCAAATGCCCCGACAGGATGGAATTTAATGGGACGGCTTGTGTGGATAATTATAGCTTAGGGATTGCAAATATTACACCAGACCAATCAGATAACTGTAAAAATTTTGAAACAATAAAAGCGAGTATGTACACAGGCACAGGACTAAACAATAATCCTGCCGGTTATGTCCCATGGGAAGGTATCGTTGATGGACAAAAATCACGCGCAAGTTCTTTAAAAAATTGTCTCTCATAGTTAATTCATGATAGATTACATAATATAACAATCATTATATTATGTCGTAATACGAAGTTCATTCGCCAATTTATTTGCTTACATGCTATAGGCACCTGGTGCAGCACCAGACGCCTGCTTTGCCACTGCTGGAAGAGAATCCGATGGCGAACCCATACCGTAGGTGCCAGACTTCATGTTGCTAGTCACACACATCGAGTAGAATAGACGTGTCTGGAAGTACATGAGAGCATACACCAAAATCATCAAAAACGAATACAGCCCTGTCATTATCGTGATTTTTCCCCTAAATAGAAGGACCAGCGATGAAACAAAGCCCAAACCGGCGACCGCCAAGAAAATAAAATTCACGACAGTAAGCCAATAAAACAGTAAGCAATAATCCTTATCAAGAGGAGCGAAGAAATCTTGAATTGCGTTCATTTTCTCAATATACTCGTTTATAATATATAAAAACAAAAAAAGCTATTCACATAGTCTATAAAATGGAGAACTATACCACATTTCTCGGTCGTGAAACCATCTATAACAATATACGCGACTTCCTAGCATCATTCCAGAAAAACAAGTCCGACCTCACATTCAAACGTGGTATATATATCTATGGTGCACCAGGCTCTGGAAAAACAGAATTCGTGGTCCGGTTATTAAAAGAATTAAATTATGATATGGTAAAATATGATGCAGGCGATATTCGCAATAAGTCCATAATCGAGTCCATAACTCAGCACAATATCTCCGATAAAAACATTATGTCAATATTCCAGCGTAAAGTCCAGAAAATAGTCGTAGTTATGGACGAGCTTGACGGAATGAATAATGGAGATAAAGGCGGGATAACATCTCTCATCAAACTCATTCGTCCTAAAAAGACGAAGAAACAGAAACAGGAGGAAATCACGATGAACCCCATCATTTGTATTGGGAATTATCACATCGACAAGAAAATCAAGGAGCTTATGAAAGTCTGCTATGTTTATGAATTGAAAACGCCCACACCAATACAAATGATGCAAATTATTGACATTACGATGCCGGCTATCGATACAACCATGCGTAAGAATATCATAGTTTTTGTTCAGGGTAACCTGCGAAAGCTTAGTGCAGTCATGGATATGAATAAAAAATCAAACACGATACTCGCCAATAACATTCTTCATTCCATATTTCAGCCAAAAACATACAACGAAGATATCAAAAAAATCACCGAAAAATTACTGAATACAGAATATCCTATTTCCGACCATAATGTTCTTATAAACGAGACTGACCGGACTACAATTGGTTTGTTATGGCATGAAAATGTGATTGACGTACTTGAAAAAATGCCCGTCAGCGTTTCAGCACCATTTTATAAACTCGTACTCGACAATATATGTCAAGCAGACTACTTTGACAGAATTACATTCCAGAACCAAATTTGGCTTTTTAATGAGTTGTCATCTCTCATAAAGACATTTTATAACCACTATTTGTATCATAAATCGTTTCCAAAAAAAGCCAGGTTTCATCCAACGGAAGTTCGATTCACAAAGGTTCTTACAAAATATAGCACCGAATATAACAATCAGTTATTTATACAGAATTTATGTATTCAGCTTTCGATGGATCAAAATGATCTTTTTACATTTTTCTTGACTCTCAGGAAACAGTATTGTGAAGATGAAATTCCACGGATTTTAGAAATGTATGAAATTACGAAATTAGATGTAAATCGTATTTATAGATATTTAGACAAATACATGGAAAAAATGGAACCAGGATACGGTGACAGCGGTGCTTGTGGCATCGGGTTTGAAAATGAATATAATGGCGATACGGTTATACCTGAATAATATGCGCGTTTGGATAATCTCAAAAAGATATTATCAGTATTTAGAAACGAAATCACTATGGGTGCATCTATTTCATTTGATTCCAAATATAGATTGGTGTTAGATACTGAGGTTGAATGTATTTCGGTAAGTCCGCCAGATACATCTGCTCCACATAAGAGTAAGAAGGATGACCGCCGAGACCGCGCCAGTGGCGGCGCGAATGGAAGTGACAACGAGAGCGCTAGTGGTAGTGACCGTGACCATGACAGCGCTAGCGGAAGTGACAGCGAGAGTGCTAGCGGAAGTGACAGCGACAACGAAAACAAGACCTATACTGTTAAAATCACACCTGAAATTGTAAGTTATATAAGGAGTTATCTTCGTAAGAATGAATTTTTGGATGAGTTTGACCTCATCACCGAAATCGAACTTGATAACTATAATCATGCTCCCGGTTCCGCACTCGTTTTCAATTCTGATTCGATTGTATTTATCACGAATAATCAGACCATCGAGGCTGTTGGAGAGTGGGAATATCTTCCGCCTGATAATGCTGATGTAGCAACGCTGAAGTCTAAGTCAAAATCGAAGACGAAGTCGAAATCAAAGAATCGTCATAACGAATACGACAATAATGATGATAATGATGATGATTCTGAAAAAGAGGCATCAAAGTATAAAACCAAGGATGACGAGTTGCCGGTGAGTGAGATTGAAAATATTCTAAAAGAGAAATTCGAACAATATAACACTGCGCGCGAATTCATTATTCATGAATCAAAGAATAGTTTTCTATGTTTAAAGATTAACTCTGTTGAGATTGTAAAAGCATGATGATAATAATAATAATAATAATAATAATTTCGTTTATGAATTCATAATAGTTTATGATTTCATACTCTTTTGTAGATAGTGTAAATGTATTACACATATATGATTTCAGGCCCAGTATGCGTAGTTGGTGCAACAGCTGATGTAGCATCCAAATTTACTGCCTTTTGTAATGTTTCGTATTTTTGTATCAGTTCGAAATAAGATTCTTTCAGTTTCGCAATTTCGTTATTTTTAGATTCTACCTCGGTCTGTAGGTTCTGAATAATCTGGACAATTTGTTGATTATTTAAAGTAACCGGTTCTTGTCCAGGTTGTTGGAAAATGATTTTTCCACCAGCACCCGCTGCTGCATCTTCTGCCATCTTCGCGCGTTCTTTCTCTAGCTGTAATGTTTGCGCGATAACATCCGGTTTCATTTCAGGCCTTCCTGGAGCATAATCCTCCAACAGTTTCTCCAAGTCAGCCAAATAAAAACGGCGAAGATTGTGGTCTTTAATGAAATCCATGACCTTCTTCGGTGAATCTCTCACAACTTCCGGATTCGCATTCACCAATAACTTGCGCTTATCAAACGTATTATGTTCATGCGAAAATACCAAAATCACCTTCATCGGGTCCAATTGAACAAATGGAACCGTATAATCCTTCAAGAATGCGCGCTCTTCCGCCAAACATGCATCCTCATTATACTTATGTTGCTTCAATAACTTGCGCTTAAATGCAAATGTTCCGGCCGTCGCGTGATTCGGGCCATAGGGGCCAAAACGTTTCATTTGTTTGATGTGTTTAAAATAAATATAAATCTCACTAGAACCCGCACATAATGCTTCTGGGTGTGAGACTAACATCTCAACCGCATGAGAGACACGTTTCGGCGGATAATAATCATCATCATCCATATACACCAGAATTTCACCGCGCGACTTCTCGTGCATCAGGTTGCGTTTCTTTCCAAGTGTCATTTTCGTATCATATTTAAAATACTTCACACGAGGGTGCGATGCGATGAGGTCTTCCACCGGATCAGTTCCATCATCAATAATAATCCACTCCATACGGTCCTGTGGATAATCTTGTTCGTTGAAACATGTAATCATCGCATTAATAAACGGGCGGCGATTGAACGTGGGAGTACACACGCTCACAAATGGGTATTTCTTAAAATACTCGGGAGTAGATTTCTCGTTAACATGTGCTACAGGTGGAGAGGACTTATTTTTTCCACCCATGACGCGTTGTATCGTATAAATGAATATAATACTTCTTATACGATATTATTTATGTCCTTTCTGACTTATCAAGAACCCCAACTTTTGAGGCTATTAAAAAAGTTCATAATTCCTTGCCAGTAATGTGTAAGATACAAAATCAGCAACATCAAAATGACAATCGCTGCGACATTTAAGTCCAAATACTCGAATGCATAAAACATAAGTGTCAAATTAAAGAAGAAGAATATAATCGGGACATAGTGAGAGTATAATTCCCGATATTGGTCCCAGTGAAGAAGAGGGTAAATAAAGAATGTACCTATAAACTGTAAGAGTTGGACAAAATATGAAACCATCGGAAATATACCAAGACCAAACCCTGTTAATAATGACCATAACGACCCACCAATAAATTCCTTACGATTGTCGGTTGGATTCAAAACCATACCGATAATAGTCGTGAAAAAAGGACCACCCATTAGCAAAAACCCGATAAATAGTAAAAACACAAATGGCATTAAGATAATAAGCAGAGGCGATACAACATCATATAATTCTGCTGGAATACTGTGTGATATTTTTGTTATTTGTTCGAATACAAACAACATCATCGCGCGGTCGGATGAAAATGAAAATATGAACGCGTTGTTAATCCATTGCTTGAAACGTGCCTTAATGAAATCCCAGTTCAGCAGATTTACTTTGGTAACACCTTCGTCGACGCTTTCTTTTACCATATTTACATCTTCTTTGGTAAGACAGAACCACTTGAACACATATGTATCCAGAAGAATAGCAGCTTTGAGATATATTTTTTTGCCGGTTTCGATTTTGGGTTCGTCAGCAATTCCACCGAATTTATCACTACAATCCGCGTCACATGATGTAAATTCGTTTGTATAACAATATGGCCATTTATCACGGTCAGTTGGAAACAGTTTATTTAGATTGAGATTATTATTACGTATACTGTCTGGTGCAGAGAAAAAGAGAATATTTACACAAATAACCGAGATAATAACGGTTTCAATAAAAAGAGCTAATACACTCAAACCGAATTCTTTAAGAGCAGCAAGATCAAACAAGGATTTCGGTTTCGCTTTCTCTTTCGGGGGGGAATCCTTTTTAGTTTCATCATTACTGTCATCGTTGCTCTCGTCTTTGCTTTCATCTTTGCTCTCGTCTTTATCAAACATTCCGCCGACTTTGCTAAAAGCGCTACTTTCTTCTTTGCCGCCGCCATCGTCTACATTTGTTTCTTCATCATCCGCCATCGTATATGTATTCTGGTTATATATACGATATAATAATTTTGGCGCGTTTCGCGTCGCTTCATAGCTTCACCTCGCGCGGAGCGCTCAGTTCCACTATTCTGCTCCGCGAATTGTTCGTAATTGGCACGGTAATTGGCACGGTAATTGGCACGGTAATTGGCACGGTAATTGGCACGGTAATTGGCACGGTAATTGGCACGGTAATTGGCACAGGCGCGGTGTGGAGTAGCAGAACTGAGCGCATCGCGCGAGGTGGAGCTACGGAATCACCGCGCGTACATCAATCCACAATTCCCCGATACAAAGGTCAATACATTATACCGCTCTTCCAATATATGCAAATCGTATGAATAAAGATAGATATTCACATTTGGCTTATTCATACCGATAATCTCTCGAGTGTTCGGATTACAAATGACTTTTACTTCGGCAGCAGTATCTAGCGGAGGATAAATCGTTGCCATTTCCAACTCTATCTGATTGAATTTACTCATATTGATAGCGCCGCTGGGTTGGAGGTCGAATGGGTCAGAATTCAGGCAGAAGTTGTAGCAATAAATTCCCGGTTTTGCACTTCCACGTGTGCGTGTGTATTTCTCCACGTAATTATAGACACCTGCGTCCAGTAAATTCTCTCGGTATTTCCCATTCAAGGAAATACCCAACATCTGCAAAATATCGCGCTCATTCTCTGATTGAAAATCACCTGTGATGTGAAGCCCTGTCAGGCGTTTATCGCGCGGGTTAATACCCGGTCCAATTCCGTTTTTTGGACCATTTTTATCTAAGAAATAGCGGTCGTTCTGATAATCGGGTCGTTCTCTCCATGCGGTTGTCTGAATATCACTTGCAGCGGTAACATTTTCACTAAACGCGGATGGGCGCCAATCATCATCGATAGGCGCGGGTATAATGTCATACGGTAAATAACCATATGGCCAATTCGTATAATTGCTCCATTCATTTCGCATATTTACATCGCTCCTCTGAAAAAACATAGCCCATGAAGCCACCATCCCCATCGAATTCTCTATTTTAATCTTCTTATTGCCAGTTACATCATTAAACACCCAATCATAATATGACTTAATCAAATATTTTTGTTGGTTGGCGGCAAATACCTTGGATTCTTCATCCGAGAGAAAACAGTATGTTGCCATCAAATGAACATCGGCGTTCCAGTCCGTGCGAATACTTGGATATGAATTCAGTGATAAATTGATACTCGGTGGTGGATATAAAAATCGCCACATCTGGTGAAGTTGGTTCGTGAAATCGGGTTGTACAACGGGCCAGAAGTTTCCCGGATCGCCTACATCACGAATCGTGAATAATTCCTTTACTGGGCGCAGCGTGACGTCAATTTGAAGTTGGTTATATTGGAGGCAGACGAGTGGAAATGCCATCTTGGACGAGAGTGTAAACCATGCGTTGATAGGAATGTATAACTTTCTCCCGCGAATAGACGGTTCTGCACCGGCGACATTACTTGTGTGATAAGCGTTGGGATATTGATTCAATCGCGCACCCGAACAGCCAGGATTGTATAACTCCGGCACATGTCCTGTCATCTCATTATACAAATCGCGCTTCGTATTATCGAGGTCACGCTCTACAATCGACATTAAATTATTACCTGTGAAACGCTGGAGTGTCATTCCACCGACCGAAATAACAATTTCCTTCACCATTTGTGTTCCCAGGTTCTCGATCCACCGAAACTCATAAGGGGCCCACATATCGTTGATATTTTCTGGCGGATGGATAGGACTCCAGATAGATGGCAACGTAACACATATGTACGTGTCCATCAATAGTTCAGCATAACGTGGGATATAAAATGTGAATTTGGATTCTTCTGTCATACGCAACTTCTTCTGACCATCAAAATCAACTCTAAACTTTTGAAGACCGAAATTCGTATATTTAAGATAGGTGCTTTTGAAAAATGACTTTTTTGGATTACCGTTTAGAATAACGTTTTGATTGCCTGTAGCAACAAGATTCAATAAACCACCAGTCATTTAGTATTTATCCGTTGGTTGTTATTTATCTTTGTTATAACTTTATATAAAAATCTACACGGTTATTATATTACTGGTATAAAATCTATATTATATACAACAGAATGAAAGAAAACCAAATAGAATTCGTATTCATCGGCGTGATTATAATCGTTTTTGCAATATGGAAAATTTCAGAGCTCATTAAGTCGAGGTGTTATCAATCAAAAATAGAAGGGTTTGAGGCGGCTTCAAGGGCAGCAGCGGCATCAGAATCAGCGGAAAAAGAATCAGCCCGAAAAAATAAGAAACCAGAACTAATGACCGAGTTAAATGAAATACTCAAAAAGAACGATGTTGAAACATTTATATCATCACGCCAACAACAAGCAGTTTTATCCACCGAGAATTTTACAGTAGAAACACCCGAACATGAAATGACGGTGAATCAGCGTAAAAAGGCGGCAACAGTACTTGATACATTTACAGGTGAATCTCCTTCGACCGCGACTGCTCCCGCGACTGCTCCCGCGACTGCTCCCGCGACTCCGCCAGCCAAAGAAGTAAAAGAAGGTTTGGAAAACCGAGATGAAAATACAAAACAATATATCGATAAAAATATTACTTCTATTAACATGGCAGATAGCCAAAGTAAATTCAAATTGCGCGATTATTACATCAAATCTGCATACAACGCATTCAATCCTGATAAGTTCAAGAACTCAAATGTAAGTATGGATGCACTTTTGTATGTTATCGCGCGCGGTTGCCGTTTTATCGATTTCGAAGTATTTTCGGTGGAAAACCAGCCAGTTATTGCATCATCTTCGGTTAATTCATTCAATTACAAGGAAACATTCAACCATATTCCTGTATCCGATGCATTTGAGGTATTGGGTAGTTACGCGTTTTCTGGTTCGAAATGCCCGAATCCAGGCGACCCATTTATTATTCATATGCGTATCATGTCTCGTAACGTAACTATGTATGATAATCTTGCGAAGGTCATCTCTCAAAGCAAAACTGTTGCAAGGAATTTGTTGGGGCCAAAGTATGGCCGCGAATACCAATCTAAGGATTTAGGGAATGAAGACTTATCGAAATTCAACGGTAAAATCATACTTATGGTGGATGGGACAAATCCTGTATATCGAAATACCAAACTGTTTGAATTAATGAATATGAGTTCAAACTCGCTTTTTCTTTCAAAATATACGTATTTTGGCGTGAAGAATGTCGGTGACCCACAGGCATTCACGGATGCAAATAAAAAGAATATGTGTCTTGTTGTTCCAGATAAAGGAGGACGTCCAGTCAATGATGGACATAACGGTCCATATATATGGGGCTGTCAAATCGCCGCGATGTGTTTTCAAGAAGAAGCGCGCGACGAGAAACTGAAAGCGTATGAAGATAAATTTTCATCAGTGGGGTATGCGTTTATTCTGAAACCAGAAGATTTGCGTTATGTTCCGATTACGATTGCCCCCCCTGCGCCCCCCAATCCGAAAGCTTCGATGGAGGCTCGCCCTGCAGAGGCGGCGGGTGGTGTCAAGATTACCCTGTAATTTGCTTTGCTCGTTTCGCCCTCACCCGCTGGGTTCGGACTCCACTCGCTCCGCAAATTACTCCAATAGAGTTTCGTTTCAGGGCGGATGCGGATGCGGAGAGGGGTGTTGGGGGCACGACTGAAAACGGCGCACTACAAAAATTATCTAATCATATGATAGTAGTATATCATATTATTGTAGGTTTGCATCACCATGTCAAACGAAGAACTCATGGAAGGCGGTAACAAACGCAATAACGCCGACACCAACAAAGTGAGCTTCGAAGATAAAGAACTCGAGATCTTGCGTGATGCAGTCGATTTAGTAGAAAAACGAAAGGGCGAAAAAGTGACCCAAGACCCCAAAGTCCAAGAGATTATATCCATCGTCGAAAAATTCATCTCGGACAAAAAACTTGTGTGTTACGGCGGAACCGCAATCAATAACATCCTTCCGGAAGATGCACAGTTTTACAATAAAGACATCGAACTTCCTGATTACGATTTTTATTCAGATAATGCACTCGCCCATTCAAAAGAACTCGCCGATATTTATTATAAAGCCGGTTACGAGGATGTAGAAGCCAAATCCGGTGTTCATCACGGAACTTATAAGGTCTTTGTAAATTTCACAGGTATTGCGGATATTACGAATATGGAACCGGCGCTATTCAACGCAATCTCTCGCGATGCAATCGTTAAAAAGGATATACGGTATGCACCGCCCGATTTTCTTCGTATGGCGATGTATCTCGAGCTCTCGCGTCCTGACGGCGATGTTTCGCGTTGGGAGAAAGTCCAGAAACGTCTTACCCTTCTGAACACACATTACCCCCTTAAAGGATATGACTGTGATAAAATCGAGTACCAGCGCGGGTTTGATGGAGCGACTGCGTCAAATACCGGGGAAGTTAGTATTTCAAAAACGCGGTCGAAGTCGCGGTCGAAGTCGCGGTCGAAGTCGCGGTCGAAGTCGCGGTCGAAGTCGGCGTCACGGTCCCGGACCGTGAAACGTGGAGGCGGTGACGGCAGCGTTAAAGCGCTCAAACGTAAAGCGGTAAGTCAAATCATACGGAAATATCATGGTTTGGGTACATATATGAAACATTTGTATCACGCGGTTTCATCTCATGAAGAGACCGTTGGTGATTTTAAATACTCTATCGAAGAAGATAAGCTAACACATAAGTATCGTTTGATTGCAACACACGAGAGATTATTTGGTAAAGATGATACATTTGTATTGTATTCTATGAAGGCGAACGTATTGGACACGGAATCGACGCCGGTCCCAAGCCCAAGCCCAAGCCCAAGCAAATCTCGTTCCAGGTCCAGGTCCAAGTCCAGGTCCAGGTCCAAGTCCAGGTCCAAGTCCAGGTCCAGGTCCAGGTCCAAGTCCAGGTCCAAGTCATCTGAAAATGAAAAGTATTCCGTCAATAAATCACATGTATCATATACTAGTAATCGTGAGAAGGAACTTGCCGAAACCGATATATATAATATCGTGCGTGATGTGTTTATAAAAAACCGCGCGGTTTTCTTCGGCGGGTATGCAAATATCCTGTACTCGCGTTATATGCCAAAACACCAGCGCCGCATCGTCCAAAAAATCCCCGATTTCGATATTCTCTCAGAAGACCCACGTGAATTATGTGAAGAAGTCATCCGCGAACTCACCGCGCATAAATACACCGATGTCAAATATACGAAACACGCAGGAGTTGGCGAGGTCATCTCTGAGCATTATGACATTCGTGTAGGCGATGAGGTTATCGCGTTTTTGTATAAGCCACTTGCATGCCACAGTTATAATACAATACGGATTGACGGTGGCGAACGGGGGAAATCCGGCAGCATGACAATACGTATTGCGACAATCGATACTATGTTGAGTTTTTATTTGGCGTTTATTTATGCCGACCGCGTATATTACGATATCAACCGTATCCTTTGTATGTCTCAGTTTCTCTTCGATGTGCAACAACATAACCGCCTGAAGCAGACTGGTTTATTACGACGTTTCAGTATCAATTGTTATGGAAAACAACCCACGCTGGAATCGATGCGATTTGAAAAGACGAAGAAATATGAAGAATTGAAGGGGAAGCGCGATTCGCGAGAATTCGAGGAATGGTTCTTACGATATATTCCGTATGAGAATACTGGAAAGAATAAATTAACGCGGAAGGTCATAGAGGCAGCGGCGGATGGTGATAAAAGCACAAAAGGAACAAGACGAAAAAAACACACGAATGAATAAATTGCTATCATCTTACCTCAGCCCTTCTCCCAGTTTGTTAAATATCTTCATAATCACAAAAAATGTGCCTGCAAACATCGCGCTAGTGGCGGTGAGACCAATCATTTTGAAGTTCCCGTCTTCGCCAAATAATGACGGCAGAAAGTGGAGCAGTTGTGCGCGGAAGACCGGCATCTGGAATATGAAATAGAGAACACCGATAAGAATCGGCATTTGAAGGTCGTAATAAATTGCCTCGATAGTATCGAGTTGGTTCGATTGACGTGCGTTGGCGCGGATGATACTTTCCATAGAAGTATGGTCCTTAATGTAATCGCCGCTGCCGCCTCCGGTTCCGTCATGATACTGCGACGCCGATGGTGGTTGTGGAACATAATTGGGGCGGGCTTGGTCGTCATGCGTAAATGCATTCGGGTTCATCGGAATATCTCTCGTTGGTATCATCGTCATACCGTTGGCGCTGGCTCGTTGAACACCTTGCATGACTTCATTCATTATATTCCCCGGGACTTGTGTTGGTCCATGAGACGACATCGGTTCGCCGCCGCCTACATTTGGAGAATAGATTAGCGCGGCACCGCCACCACCATAGGCAGAACCGGGGGTTTGGCTGCTTAAAGGCAAGTCATCGATACTTGTTGTGTCACTCATTAAAAATACTAAATATATGTATATCAGAAATGATGATATACATATGACAAGAACGAAGACCTGTATTCTGGACGCATATCGCGGTCTCGCGTCTGTGCGCTCGTTTCACCTCCGCGCTGCTTCGGCTCCACTCGCATCGCTCACTGTATCTAAATATTTCATAATGATTGATGTGAATCTTTACGAAATCCAGCGCACGGACGCGAGACCCCGAGCGGAGTGGAGCAAATGGAGCCGAAGCGTCAGCGAAGGCGAAATGCGCGAAGCGACGCGAGACCCCGAGCGGAGTGGAGCAAATGGAGCCGAAGCGTCAGCGAAGGCGAAATGCGCGAAGCGACGCGAGATAGACTAATGCAACTTCACATCCTTCTTTCCCGCTTGACACTTCACCGACTTTGTCTTATATTCATAACATTTGTCATCCAATTTATATGTGTCTTTCTCTAAATCTTTGAGAGGCGGTGCGCGAAACGCAATACATGTTCGGTCCTTACACACCTTGCGAAAAAGTGATGCTATGCCTAGACCAAGCACAATCGAAATAATAATACGCCCGGTCTCAGTATGAAGCAGTCTTTGAAAACCCATCTTTACTTTATATATACGTATTCGTATATGCTTATTGTCAGACTAAGTATTCTAATATATACGGATATAATTCCATTACTGAACAGGTATCTTCTTCACTTGTCCTTTCGCTTTGTCGCACGAGACCTCCTTTGCGTCGAATGAAAAACAATTGTCGGCATGGTCTTTAAATTGAAAATTACGGATATTATCGGGGGTCGGGTAGACATAAATAATCTTCGGGTTGGGTACCGAGATATAGACGTAGAATAAGCCAATCGAGAGA